TGCTGCGTGGAGTCAGAGACAGAAGCCCCCGAGAACGCAAAGCCTGAACGCCGACGCGAGATGCGACGACCTACAGTCTCTCCATTTTCCCTGTCAGCCATGTTACCCCCCAATAGTGCAGATGCTGGTAGAAAACTGCAGCCAACGCGACGTTACGACATAGTCGCAGAACCCGGCTTGGATGCACATATCCTCAAGCCATGCTGGCGAGCTAGTCCACATCGAGTTCTTGAGTGCGGCAGACTTAGCCGCAATCTCCGCAATGGTGTAGCCGTTGCGGCGCCTAAAGTTATGGTACTCCCTAGTGAACATAGCGTCGTACGTATGTGTCACCGTATCTTTCTGCCCTAGCAGCAATACCCCGCCCGGCTTGAGGTTATCCGCTGCCCAGCGCAAGGCCTTCAACTTATCCGCGTCAGCCTCGATGAATTGCAGAATGTAGAACATAGATATCACATCTGCCTTATGCTCAAGAGGCTGCAAGTCTTGAGCATACCCGGTGATGACTTCCACTTTAGGCATATCGTCTTTCAGTCTAGCCATCATGTGTGGTGACGAATCGATAGCGGTAAGACGCAACCAGCTAGGAGGGTGGCGCTCCGAGCATTGCAATTGATTGCAAATAGCACGGAAAAATTCTCCCCGCGAGGCCCCGACATCCACTACATGCGCCGACTTCGTATCCCACACGTGGGACAGTAGCGAGGCGTGCATACGGTGTACTTCATCGTACAAAGGTATTGACCTCCGGGCCATATCAGGGAAGATCAAAGCCACCTCCCCGTCGAAAGCGAACTTGTCACCAGTAGGGTAGTGAATAACCCTCCCATTCTCGATCTTCAAAGTCATGAGTATCACCCACAGTTGTTGTTAAGGCAGCTTGATCCCAAGACGCTTGCCAAAGCACTTCTTAGCATACGTACTGAGCCCCATATCCGCACCATCTGCATATGGTAGCTCAAACTCCAACTCCAGCGCCTGAGATAGTACTTTAGGGTTGACGGTCTTGGGTGACGACAGCTTGAAATAGAAGACGTTCCCGCCCGGCCAGTACTCGCGCTTCACCCACAGGCGAGAGAACATAGCCTCTGCCTCTTCCTGTGTATGGAACTTCTGGATCTTGGGGGACTTAACTACGTCACCTACCCGAACCCCCGGCTCTGAGTCGAATACGAAGTAGTTGGCCTGACGGATGCCGCCATACTCGTAAACAAAGTCAGAGATATCCCTGCAGGTACCATAGGTGACTGTGTCCTTGCTCGACAACGCATTGACGATGGCGAGCACAGCCATACGATCTTTCGGAAACGGGATGCTGTTGAGTACCGATGCCAGAAAGATCGAAGTGAACACACGACCATCCGCAATCTCGGTAAGGAACTCTCGGGCCTTCATACGTGAGTAGTCAGGGGACGGCACGCCCACCCCGCTCTCAGGGTCGATGCGGTATGGCTCAAACTCGCTGCAAGCCATGCCACGTTCTTCCAAGAACGGCTTGACCTTGCAGAGACCAGCACCAAAATCCAAAACGCTAAGCCCGTGCAGATCACGGAAGTTGCGCCAGTATTCCGGGCTGTATGAATCGCGGTCAAGTAGCGTACGCCCCCCATTCGCCCAGAATCTGTAGGCCTTCGGTACGTTGCCTCGATTGTTCTGCGGGCGTCGGAAAGCCGAATACCGCATCAGTCTGGCGAAGTCCTCATCTACGTGGAAGTCCATCGAGAGGTAGTTCAGGAAGTTGAGAGCTACCGTAGCGTACTCGTCGGGGATACGGATAACCGGCCACTCCGTACGCCCCGCCTCCTTCGCCGCGAACAATCGATTGATACCGTTTACGATCTTGCCAGACTGGGAGATGACTACCGGGATCTCGATACCCATTCGCATCAGGCTGGTAGCTACGACTACAGCTTTCTTGTCGTAGCGGTCGCTATCGTCCTTGCCCAGACCTCGAATGTTTTCATTTTTGCAATCGAGTGCAAACCAGTTCTCGTGATCAAAGTCGGGCAGATTATCCGCAGCCTCAATAACCGTCTCGATATCTAACTTATCCTTGGCCTTAGCCCCTGTATCCAGTGCCCCAAAATCGTTCGTGGCGCGGTTGAACAGGATGTTGATACCTTGGATGTCTTTCTCGGCTACCTTGATGGTAACCACCGGGATGTTTTCGATGCCCATCTCGGTAGCTACTCGCTGACGCTGGTGTCCGGACAAAAGCATACCACCCGGCGTGGAGTACACAGGCATGATAAACCCGAGTTTAGCGAGCGACAATCGCAGTAGCCCTAGTCTGGCGTCGTCTGCCTTGCGAGGGTTTTTCTTGTCAGGCTGCAGCGAGCTAATAGGCGTATTCTTGATCATGCCATTACCCCTGTGAAATACCGAGACGCCGCTTGATCTCTGCGGTGATGGCGGTCTCGTCGTAGTCGCAAAGCTCTCGTACCCCGCTTACCCAGTTCCGGTACTCCGTGGCTGTGATGAAGAATACCAACTCCCCCAACACCACACGTGCCGGAGCTTGTGCGCGCCGTTCCGCGCGTCGTGTGCGGTCCCGGGCCTCTTGGTCTACGAGGTTATCGACATTGAGGCAATCGTCGGCCACAGCATCCGAGAGACAATCAACCTCTTCCTGCGTAAAGCCGTAACCAACGAACTCAATACCCGACCCGGTAAGCCGGGTGATCTCGACCGACAGTAGGTCGAAGTCCCAGCGTGCGAGTTCCGATACCTTGTTATCGATGATACGGAACGCGTCAATCTGGTCTGGGGTGAGTTTGTCAGCCTTGATAGCAGGTACTTCATTAAGGCCTAGGGTCTTAGCTGCCTCGACCCGGGTGTGCCCCGCCACAAGTACATTATTAGCGTCCACGACTACGGGTACAAGGAACCCAAAACTACGGATGGAGTTAGCGACAGACTCGATAGCGGCAGCGTTATCCCTCGGGTTCAACTCGTAGGGTACGATAGACGAAATGTCCAGATAGTGCATCTCTACGCGAGGCACCCCCAAAGACGTAGCAGCCCGTACGCGACTGCGTGCACGCCTTACGTGTTTCTTTGCTCCCGGCATGTCCTTACTCCTTCACCAACGGCTCAAACCACTTTGCTTCGCCCGCACAAAGACTTAGCACCTCACGACACGCACTGCTCGATAGTATGTACAAGTTATGCGGTCCAGCAACCCATCCGGTAGTAGGGTCAAGATGCTCCACTAGATTAGGATGCCCACACAACCCGCTAGCGTATGTACTACCAGCCGGTACACTCTGCCAGTGCCTGCAATCCATGCAGGCTAGTCTCTCGCCCATGCTTCACCTCAGCAAATGTTAGGTACAAAAAAATAGGGCATAGCCTCTCGACTATGCCCCGGTACTACCGTGAGGGAAGATTACTCTTCGGTACGGGCACGGCGGGCGGTGGTCTTGCCTGCCGTCTTGCCCTTGGCGGTGGAGGCAGATGCTGCCTTACCTGCCGACTTGCCTGCCGACTTGCCTGCCGTCTTGCCCTCGGCCGGCACCTTGATCTCGGGCGGGGTGTCCATATGCTCGACGGCCCATTCCATCACGATGTGTTCGAAAGCATCCGACAAGTCTTTCGCCCCCATCAGCTTCGCCTGAGCCTCCAGTACCTCGGTGACTGCCGCCCCGGCGTTCTCGATCAGGCGGAACCGGAAGGTAATACGCTTGACCTTTTCGCCCTTGCTGGCGCCGGCAACTGCGTAATCTTCCTTGATCGTATCGACCAGATCGCTGACCGACGAATTCTCGGCGACCTTGACCAGTTCTTCGCCGAGTTCGCCAAGGTCATCGACCTCTGCGCCGCCCTTGAGCTTCTGGCTCATCAGCGAGGCGATCTTGCTTGCCTTGGTCCAGCCGATCTCGGCCACCTTCTCACCGCTGATGCCGGCGAGGTTGAAGTTGACGTAGATCTCGATCAGGTTCATCGCCTTGCGGTACTCGACGTTCAGGCGTTCCTTGACGTAGAGACCAAAGCCGCCGGCCTCGCGGTAGCGCTTGTCGGCCTTGTGGTGCAACTTGCCCTTGCGGATATGGTAGAGCACGCCGCCCAGCTTGTAGTCGATTGCCGCGCTGTCATTGATCAGTTCTTCGGCCAGATCGAGGACGTTTTCGGCCTCTTCGACCAAGGCTGCGACTTCCTCGTCTTCGTTCTCCAGATCGGGCAGATCGTCCTCGTCGGCCTCTTCTTCGTCCTTGGCCTTCGACTTGGCGGGAGCCTTCGTCTTGGCGTCAGCCTTGGCAGGAGCCTTCGCGGCAGTTTTCTTCGCCGGAGTCTTGGCCTTGGTTTCTTCCTTGGCAGCGGCCTTGCCCTTGGCGGCGGTCTTCTTCGGCGGCGGGGCTTCTTCCTCTTCTTCTTCCTCTTCCTCGTCGGCTTCCTCTTCCTCTTCTTCCTCTTCTTCCTCAGCGACAGCCTTGCCCTTGGCCTTGCCCTTGGCGGCGGTCTTGGAAGCAGCCTTCTTCGGCGGCGGGGCCTCTTCTTCCTCACCGTCGGCAAGCTCGACTTCGTTGAGGAAGACATCGACAATCAGGGTCTTCGGGTTCTTGTCGCTTTCGGCCTTCTTCGGGTTGAATTCCGGGTTCGCCATCTCGACGCTGACCAGTTCCTCTGCGTCGTTTACCTCAACCACCGTGTAGGTGTTGCCTTCGGTGAGGATCTTTTCGTTGTCAGGCATCTCCTCGGAGTAGCCGAGGAAATTGACGGTGTCACCGATCTTGAATGCTGCTTTCTTTGCCATTTTGGGTACCTATCAGTTGATGGATTGTTACCGATGCGTGGTTACTGCGTGGATGAATAGTACTACGTTCTTCAAAAACTGCAAACGCCAGAAAATTTGATATCGATTGCAAACTACAACCATTGACAACCTGCTATCGCCCTGCGCTGCGGGTGGGTCCGTAAGCGAGGCCTCATTGTAGTATGCGTCGCCATCTCGCCCAACTTCAGAAGCGCTGCCGCATCGCTCTGGTCGGACGTTGCAAAAGTTACCCCCTCTGTCTCTTGGATGAATGCGGCTACGTCCGACTTCTCGGCACGCCCTGAGCCAGTAGCGAAAAGTTTTAGGCTCGTCGGTGGAACCGTCAATATAGCAACCCCACGACGGTAAAGCAATAACTTAATTACCCCGCCTAGCTCCCCAATACCGAAAAGGTTATTGCTGTTGCGCGGGCCTTTACCATACGCGTAATCCTCGTAGGCTACTACTTCAGGTTTGTACTTATCCAGATAGTAGGCTACGGTAGTTTCTAGGTAATCAAGACGCTCCGACCCGCGCTTGTTGCCGGGCGTGCTGATCCTGTTAGCGCACAGCCTCCCCCCGACATCGCGATAGGCAACCCCAAAGCTGGTAAGGCTGGGGTCCATACCCATGACTATCACGAGAAACACTCCATAGCTACGTGACACTTCTTAGCTTCTGGGCAATTTATCGTTGCGCACTTGGTACGTACCGGTAGCTCGCCTGTCTCGCGAAAACGAGCGAAGGCCTTTGCGTCCTCGATGTAGTCATCAATATGGCGTAGCGCGGTATCACAATCAATAACGAACTCTTTGAAGGGCTGGCCTTTAAACACAAAACCCTTGGTGACATATAGTACAGAGACCGTAGAGGTGGTACGGAACCCCGCCCGACGCATGAGATACCAGTACATGACGACCTGCACAATATGGTCAGGCTTGGCGCGTACGAGACCCTTCCACTCCTCATGAGACATCGATTTGATTTCAAGAATGTGGTAGCAGTTCTTGGTCGGTTCTTTCAGGATAACGTCAGGCGAACCGCTAACCAGTAACTCCGTATCCTTGATGTCAATCTCTACATACTGATCGAGAGGCCCCCCACAATCCTCGCAATGCAGATCAGCCACCTCAGCATGAGAACGACGCTCCTCCAAACTGGCTCCACACTTGCAAGTCCAAGACCCCCATAGTGGCATGTCGGGGTGTCGCACAAGTGCGCTCTTCACGTAGTCGTGCAAGGCACTACCCTGTGCAAAGGTCATTGCCATCGAGTGCGTGATAGGCTCAGTAGGCATAGGCATCCCGTGTGCCTCCGACAGCGCTATCTTACGTACGCACTTACCTACCACGTCGGATACGTGCAGGTACTCGCCTCTCCGAAACTTGTCACGCTTGCGCTTAGCACTAAGAAGCAAGTCAATTACCGGGGTATCATCTTGCCCATAAACCACTACGGGTGAATCGCCTTCCGGGTCAGCCTTTTTACGGCGCACTACTCTGGATTTGGTAGTCATGTTTGCAATCGATTTCAACTATGTTTAGAGACAAGGTCGTCAAGTACGTAACTTGGTACTACGGCCACTTCTTTGATTCGCTTGCCGTTGCCATCGTTGAACTCTATCAAGATGCAGGGAAGCTCCTCGCTCGAAAGCGCAGCCTCCTCTATCTGATTAATCATGTCAAGGGTTACAGAAAAGCTGCGATGTTTAGTCGTCTTCGCCTCAAGCCGTAGAATACGCTTGACCCTCACATCCCCCTTCTCTGCTTTACTACCCGACGCTACAGTTTGCCTCCCCCGCAGCCTGATAGACAGTTCTTTCTCCTGTTTACGAGATCTGCGGTAAGAGGCGTTACCGTGCTTGGTATCGCGATTCAGAAAAGACTCGCGACTCATACGAGGAACCTCTCTACGAAGTACTCAGGCATACCAAGAGCCTCGGCCTGACTTGCAATGAGGAAGTTACGTAGATCCCAGTACAAGGAACGATCTGCGTAGAGTGCGCGCTTTGCGTGCTCCAGCCCCTTGAACTTTAGCTCATGAGACCAAAACTCAAGAGCCCAAGAGCTACCGCCTCCAGTGTACGCGCCAAACTTTTTCGCGTAAGCCAGCATGGTACCCGCGTCGTCGATGTCCCCTTCCTTCAGGCCGAGATCGTCGTCATCTTGCCTCAACAGCCGGAACTCACCGGTACGGCCACCGCTATTCATCTTGTTCTTGGTGATCTGGAAGCTATGATCATTTACAGTCACAGCGTCATTACCGATCTCGTCCTTGCCGGTGTTCTCTTTGTTCTTCATCACGATCTGTAATGACGTGGCGAACTCCAGCGCCCTGCCGCCGGGGATGGTCTTGGGTTCGCCGAACTTTGCAAACCCGCCAATCTTCGAACGGTACTGGTTCAGGAAAAGTAGCCCGATATTATGGCCGCGCCTACGCTCGCGAATCATGCCCGCCGTAGCCTTACGGATCATACCGCCAACTAGCCGGGCCTGAAGACCAACATGTGCATCCTCGGCACTGCTTTCGATCTCCGCCATCGGGGTGAGCGCGGCGACAGAATCAACAATCACCATAGAGACTTCTCGCGTTCCGATAAATGCATCGATAACATCTACCGCTGCCTCTCCAGTCTCCGGCTGGAACAAGACAAGGCGATCAAGATCTACGCCGAGTTTAGCCGCCCAAACAGCGTCAAATGTACCCTCTGCATCTACCAATGCTACGGCCTCGTCCGGGTACTGCCGCTGGGCGGATGCTGTCACCTTGCAAGCAATAGTGGTCTTGCCTGAGTGGCGCTCTCCGACAATCATGGTGGCTCGCCCTCTCGGGATACCGCCCAGTGTCTGGAAGTCCAAAACAAAACTACCCGTAGACACTCGCTCCGGCTGTACGATGGTCGAGCCAGACGATACGCTGGTGTCGCCGAAGCGTTTACGTACCTCTTTCAGCGTCTGCTCAAGCTCGTTAGCGTCGCTGTCTTCCGGTACTGCAGTCTTCTTAGGTCTAGCCATGTTATTCCTCCCCGCCAAGATACTCGGTTATCTCTTCGTCAAGACGCTGCGCAACATACTCTGCAACCTCGTGAGATACGCGATCCACTTCCTCTACGTAGCACGGCATATTGACGGTGATGTCTACCCGCAGAAACTCGTACGACCCTGTCTCTTTGGTTACCCCGGCAGAGACCCCTACGTACGCCGGCTGAGTGACAAACTTGCGCACACTCAGCGTACGTTGCTTTACGGTGGGCGATGCCTGCCCTGTAACCGAGGTAGATACCACCTCTACGGTTTCCTCGGAAGCCCCCTCACCGCTGGGTCGCACCCGTCTTACTCTCCCTGAATCCATAACTCACCTCACATATGTCGCGATCTGTAAGCCTGCACCGCCTGCCACACCCGGTGAATTGTCACCTGATGCTTGGCAGTAAAATACGAAAACTCCCGCTCGTGCCTGACAATCTCACTACGGATAGCCTCAAGCTCCCCATAGCTATACTGCTTGTACTGAAAAACCGTGTCCTGCAGGATGGGTGGCGGGATAAGGCCGTTGGTTATCCAGCGCTTAAACCCGAGCATCGACCTACCCATAGCCTCTGCCGCCTCCGGTACCGTATAGACCTCAAGGTAGCGTGGCCTGCCCTCCTCACCATACGTGACCTCTCGATTGACCCCACGACACAAGAGACCATTACGCAGAGCGCTATCCTGCTTTGGGTGCTGATCCCGGTAAGCCTCTCGCTGCCTACGTTTGATACGTTCTGCTAGGGCGGGGTCACTAGCGTATTGTTGCCGTCTAAGCTCGTTTCGATCCGTAGCTTTTTCAGGCGTGCTACGTTCTGTCTGGCTTCGCGTACCAGATCGTCTACGTCGATTCGACGCAGTCCCTTTCCTATTCTCCATCTGTATATCTCCGCAGAACTCGCCGCGTAGTCCTTCACGCGCTGTGCAAACTGATGATCGTTACGGTAAGAATTAACATCCCGCAGGGTCACCCATATAGGAACCAGCTTACCGTCTCGTACACGAAGAATTCTACCGTGAGCCTGCTCAGCCCTAGCCCTAGGGGTGGCATCCACCCCGCCGGACAGTTCCGGCACATCCACGCCCTTAGCGAACATACCGAAAGTAGCGAGCAATATTTTTATCTTGGCAGGCGTACTACCTAACATCTCCGCCTTAGTTTTCTTTGACAGCTTCTTTTTAACCGGGGTGAGAATGACCGGTGTGAATTCCGTACCACGCACGTAATCCATAGGCTTACGTAGCGGTCTCGGATTTTTACGGTACGCCCATACCGTGTGGTAGCCGGTATATACCGCCGACTCGTCCTCCGGGACACCCATACAGGATAGTAGTACCTGTAGGGCTTCAAGCTGCTCGATGCGGTCACTAAGAACAAGAACAGTTCTTCCTGAGTCATACAGCCATTTAGCCGCTGTGGCTAGTACCAGATTTCTGTCGGTATCCTCCGCGACCTCGGACAGCATTCTGCCCGTCTTAGGTGAGACATTTGCATACCACGAGTAAATGCTTGAGTTCTCAACGTAGTACACATACGAGGTGTCGTGCTTGTCTTTTAGCTCTGCCCGAACCGCCCCAAGGTTGTGAGTAAGCAGAGTCTGTAAGGCATCGCGACGTTCGATAGTAGCGGACACGCCGAACCTAGTACGGGCCGAGAACATCATCAACGCCCGCGAGAATGTCGGAGCACCCGCCGTATGGGCCTCGTCAAAAACAACCACGCCGAAGTAGTCGTAGAAAGACTCGCTGTACTTTCTGGACACAAGCGTTTGCATCATAGCGATGGTTACATGCTTGCCTTCGTAGTCCGCTCTGCCCCCCTGCACTATACCTATCTGGTCGTCGGTAAGGCCTAGTACGGTCTTGGCTCGATCAACCCACTGGTCAAGCAGGTTTTGTTGATCAACCACGACAATAGCGTTTACCCCCAACTTCTGGAATACAGACAACGACATCACCGTCTTACCTTTACCGGTAGCGGCGGATATCAGAAAGTCGTTACTTTCATTGCAAGTCTCGAGAATCAGATTTACGAAGTCTTTCTGGTAGGCGTACGCACCTGTGTGTTTGACTACTTTAGGGTAGTCCATATCCTGCCCGTCAGACATACGATCTTCAAAGCCTAGACCGTGATCTGCAATCAATTGCAAACCGTAATCGCGCGGGACAGCGACGTACTTACCTTCGTGCTGGAACGCCTCTACATACAGAGGGTCTGGCTCACCCATTTTGTAGTACTTGATAGTCAGGTCTGACTCCAAGTCCCGGCTTTCGAAAAACTTACGTGGGAGATACACCGCACCGGATACGTAGGCTTTCATGTGGTATGTGCGGAGGCTTACACCCCCGCACCCTTCAAAGTGTATTACCGACCGCGACGCATGGATACACGACGGGGGTTGCGCCGATTAACCTTCTCTTCTTCTTCCTCTTCTTCTTCCTCTTCGTCGTCTTTCTTCGCTACCGAACGACCACGACGCGGTGCGGGACGGGTCTTGGCGGAGGCCTTGGTATCCTCCTCCTCGTCGTCTTCCTCTTCCTCCTCATCGTCGTCGGTGTCGAATGGCGGATCGTCAGCCTTCTTTGCCGCCGGGCGACCACGACGGGACGGTTTGGTCTCCTCTTCCTCCTCACGAGCGCGGCGCGCGGCGGGGCGGGTCTTGGTAGACGAACGACCACGGC